TGAACAAACTGAACCGACAATGAACAATGCACAGATTAAGTTACAGGTGGAAAAGGCAAATAAAATTCTGAATGGATTCGTGCCACCGTTGAAAGGGGGTGGCTAATCGTTGGATATTTTTTCGTTGGTCGGAAAAATAACGATCAATTACGCTGATGCGGTGAACAACATTGAAAAGGTTTCAAAGTCTGCAAAGGACACAGCTGAAACACTGGAAGATGTTGATAAAAAGGCAGATGGTGCAGGTGATTCAGTAGAAGATGCCGGACAAGCTGCCAAGAATGCAGACAGTGGATTTACGACATGGAAAGCCACGCTTGCGAATTTAGCATCTACAGCAATCACAAAAGTAATTTCAGGATGTACACAGTTAGCTGAAAAAATGGCAGATGTGACAAAATCAGCGGTTGGTCACTATGCTGAATATGAACAGTTGGTTGGTGGTGTTGAAACACTATTCAAAGACAGTTCCGGTAAACTGATTGACTATGCTGAAAAGGCATATAAGACAGCCGGGATGAGTTCAAATCAGTACATGAATACAGCAACGTCATTTGCTGCTTCACTGATTCAGGGTCTTGGCGGTGATACTGCAAAAGCAGTTGAACTGACCAACCTTGCTATCACAGATATGTCAGATAACGCTAACAAGATGGGTACTGACATAGGTTCTATACAGGACGCTTATCAGGGTTTTGCAAAGCAAAATTACACGATGTTGGATAACCTGAAACTTGGTTATGGTGGTACACAGTCTGAAATGATCAGATTGATAAATGATTCAGGTGTACTTGGTGAAAAGATTGAAAGTTTGGATAACGTAACGTTTGACCAAATGATTGAAGCTATTCACAAGATTCAGGATAACTTAGGTATAACCGGAACAACAGCACTTGAAGCAGGTACTACAATATCAGGTTCATGGAGTTCAGTACAGGCATTGTTTGAAAATATCCTTACAAAAGTAGGTTCAAAACTTGCACCTACTGTTATGGGATTTTTACAGCAGTTGTCAGACTGGATGGAAACAATAGACTGGGATGCGTTTGCAACGTCTGTCGGTGATGCCCTACAAAGGGTATTTGACTGGATTCAAAAAATTGATTTTACAACATTCTTTGAAAAAGGAATGGACGGTGTTGAAAACTTCCTTGAAAAACTAGGTGGTCTTATTGAAGATGTGCCTAAGATTATTCAAACGTTCAAGGATTGGTCACCACTTATAGCCGGAGTTGCTGCCGGGTTCGTAACCTTAAAGGTTGCAATGGCAATATCATCATTGATTAGTGCCATAACAACAGCATGGACAGCATACAAAACAGCAAACGAAGGTGCTACTATTGCACAGTGGCTTTTCAATGCTGCATTAAATGCTAACCCTATAGTTCTTATAGTCACGCTTGTGGTAGGGCTTGTGGCTGCACTGATCACACTATGGAATACCAATGATGGATTCAGAGAAGCAGTCACAAATGCTTGGGAAAAAATAAAGGAAGTCTTTGGTACGGTTATTGACGCTATCAAAGGCTTTTTTAGTGGATTGGTGGAGAAAGTACAGACTGCATGGGAATCTGTAAAAGAAGCAGTAAGTACCGCCATTGAAGCAATCAAAGGATTCTTCACAGGTTTAGTTGATTCAATCAAACAGGCTTGGGAGAACATCAAAACGGCAATATCTGAAAAAATAGATGCCATAAAAGAAACAGTAACCAATGTGTTTACTGCAATAGCTGATACTGTAAGTGCAGTGTGGGAAACAATCAAGAATGCGGTACAGGTTGCCATCATGTTTATTGGTGAAATCATCAGTGCTGCATTTCAGATCATCACAATGCCTTGGATGTTTATATGGGAAAACTGCAAGGAATATATCATTGCAGCTTGGGAGTTTATCAAGAACGCTGTATCAACAGCCCTTGATGCAATCTCAACCACCATCAGCAATATTTGGAATGCTATTGTTGGATTCCTGACCCCTATATTGGACGGTATTAAAAATACCTTTACAACAATATGGGAAGCAATAAAAACAGCGGTATCAACCGCAATCAACAACATTCAGACGGTTATTACAACCGTATGGAATGCCATTGTTTCATTCCTTAAGCCAATACTGGAAGGTATCAAGAATACATTTACAACTGTATGGAATGCGATAAAATCAACCATTTCTACAGTGCTGAATGCAATTCAGACTACGATTACAAATATTTGGAATGCAATCAAAACGACTGTGACCAATGTGATCAATTCGATTAAGTCAGTAATCAGCAGTGTGTTCAATGCAATTAAGTCTACTATTTCAAGTATACTGAACAGCATTAAATCAACCTTTACAAGTGTTTGGAACAGTATTAAGTCAACGGTATCTAATGTGATCAACGGTGTGAAGTCCACTATTTCAAATGGTCTGAATGCTGCAAAATCCACAGTATCAAATATACTTGGTGCAATTAAGGAAAAGTTCAGCAGCATCTTTGAAGGTGCAAAGAACATTGTAAGTAACGCTATAAACAGAATTAAAAGTTTCTTCAATTTTTCGTGGTCATTGCCACATTTGAAATTACCACATATTTCAATCAGTGGTTCTTTCAGCTTGACACCGCCAAGTGTACCGCACTTTGGTATTGACTGGTATAAGAAAGCAATGGACGATGGTATGATCATGAATCAGCCGACTATTTTCGGTTACAATGCTAAGTCAAATCAGTTCTTGGCAGGTGGTGAAGCCGGAAGTGAAACGGTTGTCGGAACACAAAGCCTTATGGATATGATCAGGGTAGCGGTTAATGAGGAAAACGCTTCATTACTGGAAAAACTTGACCGGATTCTTACAATCCTTGAAAGTTATATGCCTTTCATTCCACAGCTTGCGAACCTGAAACTGGTAACAGATACAGGAGTGCTTGCAGGTGAACTTGCCCCGGCAATGGATGAAGAACTTGGTAAGATTTTTGATAAGGAAGGGAGAAGATAAGCCTTGATTCAGGGTGTTACATTTGGAATTAAACACAGTTATGAAGATTTTGGGCTTATCCTTTCTTCAAAAGAAATCGGATTGCCTACACCTAAAACAGAATCAGTCAGTGTAATTGGTCGCAATGGTGACCTTGATCTGACTGATGCGTTGGGTGATGATGTGAAGTTTGAAAACAGGAAGTTATCATTTACTTTTTCCCTGTTAAATGGTGCAAGAGATTGGACTGCAACACTTTCCAATCTTTCCAACTATCTGCATGGTAAGAAGATGCGTATTGTTATGGACGCTGATAAAACTTTTTATTACTGGGGACGGTGTACAATCAATAAATTCAAAACAGATCGTACACTTGCCATTATCACAGTTGATTGTGATGTTGAACCATACAAGATTGAAACAAATTCAGCAAGTGAACCGTGGCTGTGGGATGTATTCAGTTTTGTCAATGGTGTTATCCATGTAAATGAAGTGAAAGTAAGCGGAAGTAAAAAAGTAAATCTGATTAATCGTGTCAAGATTGTATCACCGACATTTACCTGTTCAACAGCTATGAAGGTGACACACGAAGGTAATACTTATAGTTTACCTGCCGGGGAAACAACAGTTTATGATATTCGTTTACAGGAAGGTGATAACTATGTGACATTTACCGGAAACGGTACAGTCAAGATCAGTTACAGAGGGGGTTCATTGTAATGTACAGAGTATTATGTGATGGACTGCCTATTTATGATTTACGTGATGAAAACCTTGTTTTGATTGACCCTAAACTTGATTTAGAGGTCAACAAAGCAGGGTCTTTTAGTTTTAAGATGCCACCCCAGCACCCACAATATGAATTACCACAAAAAATGCTGTCATGCATTCAGGTATTTCAGGATGAAGAAGAAGTGTTTAATGGCAGAATTACAGAATGCAAAATTGATTTTTATAACCGTAAACATTTTACTTGTGAGGGTCAGCTTGCATATCTGAATGACAGTATACAAAGACCTGCTGAATATCATGATATGACAGTCAGGGGTTATTTAGAATCATTGATTACATCACACAATGAGCAGGTAAAAAAAGATAGACAGTTCAAGGTTGGTATTGTCACGGTAACAGATAATAATGATTCATTGTACAGGTACACGAATTACAACAGTACCATGAAAGAAATCAAGGAAGATTTGGTTGACGATCTTGGTGGTTATTTACGTGTAAGGAATGTCAATGGAACAGCTTATTTGGACTATATAAGTGATTATGACAATGTAAGTACACAAAGTATTGAGTTTGGTGAAAATCTACTTGATTTCAGCAGAAATACAGATGTGTCAGATATTGCAACGGTATTTATTCCACTTGGTGCAAAACTGGAAGAAAGTCCAATAGCTGCACTTGAACAGCGGTTGACTATTGAAAGTGTAAATAATGGGTCTGATTCACTTGTAAATTTGGACGCTGTAAAGAAATTTGGTTATATAACCAAAACTATTACTTGGGATGAAGTTACAACACCAAAAATGTTGTTATATAAAGCAAATAAGTACATTGCTGATTATCAGTGGGATAGTATGACACTGGAAGTAAACGCTGTTGATATGCACTGGACTGATGCAGATATAGAACAGTTTAAACTTGGTGATAAGATCAAGGCACATTCTTCACTGCATGGACTTGATCGGTATTTCCCATTGTCGAAAATGTCAATACAGCTTAACAATCTATCAAGTAGTAAATTCACACTCGGTACAGTAGTTAATACAAAACTTACTGCAAAATCACAGACTATTTCAAATACTGCATCAAAGGCAGTTGAAACAATACCTGTACCGTCTGCTATAGTAAAACAGGCGGTTGATCAGGCAACAGCACTGATTACAGCAGCAACACATGGTCATGTGGTAACCACAGCCAACGAACAGTTAATCATGGACACTAACGATGTAAACACAGCCCGGAAGGTGTGGCGGTGGAATCTGAACGGTCTTGGTTATTCGTCAACCGGGTACAATGGAACGTATAAGACCGCTATCACAATGGATGGTCAGATTGTTGGTGAAAGATTGGTTGGTGGCTCTGTATCTGCTGAAAAACTTGATATTACTTACAGAAATCAGGTTATAAAAGAAATAGCAGATGCAGAAGAATCAGCAAGATCAGATGCAGAAGATTACACTGACGGTGAGTTGAAAAAGTACTATACAAAAAGTGAAGTTGAAACAAGTATTAAAAATACCAAAGATTCTATTTTACTGTCAGCAAAAGAAACCGCAGAACAGTATGTTGACGGTAAACTGAAAAACTATTCAACGTCAGCACAGATCAAGGTAAAGACAGATTCGATTGAATCAGAAGTTAAGAAAAAACTGAACAGTTCAGACCTGTCAACCAAGATTCAGCAAAATTCTTATGCAGTTAAAATTGCATGGAATAGTATCAGTAAATATATTCAATTTGAATATGGTGAAATGCGTATTTATGAGAGTACGACACAAAACAGTAACACACTGTTAATGTCAATGACCTCAACAGGTGCATGGTACTACTATAAAGGTGCAACCATCGGTAAAATCGGTACTAACGGTTGGTCAGGTGATTCAACTTTCAGAGGTCTGATGTTCGACTTACAGAACGGTGCTGATTATATGGGGTGGGGTTATCAGGATTCACCCGGAAGTAACTATTATGTAAAACTCATATATTACGCAAATAACCGAAAAGAAAAACAAGGCTTACACGTAGGTGCAAACACTTATGTGTGGGGGTATTTGAGATTTAATGAAAGTGCAGGATTTTATAATTATTCTGATAAAAGTATTAAACTATGGTCTGATAAAGATGTAAGCATTGGTAGTTCATCATCAACTTGCTGTACATTCACAGGTACATCTTTTCAGATTTACAACAACAGAAGTATTGATTTCTACAGTCCATTAAACTTACATGGTTGGGGCTACACCAATAATTCAGATGTTCGATTGAAAACTAATATCAAGGACACGGCAATCAGAGGTTTGGAAGTGGTGAATGCTATTGACCTTAAGGAATTTGACTGGATTCAGTCCGGTGAACATCAGGCTATAGGAATCATTGCACAACAGATTCAAAGTTTTGCACCTGAACTTATTTCAGAAGATGCATCTGACGGACACTTGAAACTTAACACAGATAAACTTGTATACTACTGTATTAAAGCTATACAGGAATTATGTGAAAAAGAGGGAATGCGATACAGCAAACCTATTTATAAAGACCCTTACACTTACTTAGAAAAAAAGACGTTCATTGCAAAGATGCCAAGTCAAAAATATTTGGAATCTGAACCTTATGAGCGTGAACCTATTATTTTACCGAAAAGAAGGGAGTAATACCATGAATGAAAATAATATGCCTTTGTCACTTATGATGGAGAACGCAAAAGGTGCAATGACGGATGCATTTAATCAGATTGTTGAGCAGTCAAACCTTCCGGCTTATTTGTTGGAAGGTATCGTTGCTGATCTTCTGTCTGAAATCCGAAAACAGAAAAACCTTGAATTGGTTTCTGATATGAACAGAATGAAACAGACTGAACACAGTGAACAGGAAGAAAAGAAAGAAGGTGCTGAATAATGGCAAATATACAGCCTTATATTGATCAGATTTTAAATGCAGTATATGGTGAAGAGGTAAGATCGTCTATTGTCAATGCACTTGAAAAAGTAAATGATGATAATAACTCTTACGCTGATCTGAAAAAAGAAGTAATTGCTGCAAAGGATGCGGTTGATAAAGATGTTGATGCAGTACAGCAGAAACTTAATGCTGCGAGTACTGCATTAACTAATTTGCAAAATGCTACAAGTGCAGCTAATACAGCGAAAACCAATTTGCAGAACGCTACGAATACAGCCAATACCGCAAAATCAAATCTGACCAATGCAACAAGTACAGCGAATACCGCAAAAAGTAATGTTGAAGCAGCAACTAATGCTGCAAAAACAGCAATCAGCAATGCCAATGCAGCAAAGACAAATCTTGAAAAAGTAATTACAAGTGCAACAACCACACAGAGTAATTTACAGGGTGTAATTGATAATGCAAATCAGATTAAGGGTCAGTTGGATAGTTCCAACGCTACAGCGGTAACATCAAAGAAAAATCTTGATTCTGCAATTTCTGATGCAAGTGTAGCAAAAAGTCAGCTTCAGGAAGTAATTAACAGTGCAAGTTCAGTTAAAACTTCATTGTCTAATGTTATAAGTGCAGCCAATACCGCAAAATCAAATCTTGATGCATCTGTTGCTACAGCTAACAATGTATTGCAGTCATTGAGTGCTGAAAACGCAAGTGCAGCAAGTAACATTGATGAATTGAAAAGTGAAAACTTCAACAGTCAAGAAATTCTTTCAGGTGTGGCAGATATTCGTGCATACTTAGGTATCACTGCTGATGATATTGTTGGTGTTCAGGTCGATTACAAAAATAAAACATTCAAAAGACTTGCCGGAGCAGCAAACCTTTCAAAGGGTTCTGATTTTGACAAGTTCACAATGTTTGGTGGTCGTAAACGCTGTAATGTTGCTGATGATGGTTCTATAGTAGCATGGTACGGTGATGCAGATTACAAAGAAGATGGTTCAATGGGGCAGGTAATGGTATATCAGCCAAAGTTCTATTATTTGGTGTGTCCTGTAGAGTATGACCCTATTGATACAGGCATTGGTTACCACTTAAGAAAGGCAAACTATTATGTGTCAGAAAAGCCACGTGCAGGTTTCAGACTTCACCCGGCATTCTACGATGCATCAGGAAATGAAATTGATTACTTCCTTACAAGTGCTTACGAAGGTAGTATTTATGATGCATCAGCAAGTGCATATCTGTTGAATGATGAACAGGTTATGAACACTGGTGAAGATAAGTTTTCATCAATCGCAGGTGCAAGACCTGCATCCGGTTCTTCACAGAACCTTACAAGACCGAATATTGAAGCAATGGCACAGAATCGTGGAACAAACTGGCATGGTGATCTGATTAAACAGGTATCTGCTGAACAGATGCTTATGATCATTGAAATAGGTATGATGAACTTACAGACCGCTATTGCACAGGGTGTTATTTCCTTACCTTGGACTACAGGAAGTGACACAACAAGTTCATATGCAGCTGCAACCGGAAGTACAGCAAGCCTTGGAAATGGTACAGGTAGGGCAGAGAAAACAACCACTTATGAGGGTGGTGTTGCTAAAGAGTACACGGTTGACGGTAAGACTTCTGTATGTTGGAGAGGTAAAGAAAACTTTTGGGGCAACATTTGGAAATTTGTCTATGGTATCAATATTTGGGGCAATGGAAAAATGGGCGGTGGTCAGCCTTATATTTGTTCTGATTTCAGTTTTGCAGAATCAAAGA